GCCTTCTCAAGTGCGCGTATATCGTCATCGCTCCAACCGGCGGCCAGCATGCCGCGAACCAGTGCGGCGGCCAGCGGCCGCGCCTGCCCGTGTCCGAGCGGCTTGTATCCGTTAATCCACGGAAGCCGCGCGGCGCGCATAACGGCTGATACGTTGCAGCATTTCATCTCCCACGCGCCGCCAGATCGCGCCGCGTTGTCGTCGCGCGTGAATGCCATCGCGGTTATGCCTTCGCGCCTGATCGCGCTTTTGTTGTATGTCGTCGCGAGTAGTTCGCGCGATAGCATGTCGAGATAAGCGGCGGCGAGAATGTCATTCTCGCCGGCTTGCCACGCGCCTAGTGGCGGCGGCTTGGTCGTCGTCGTTGTCATAATTTCGGCCTTTTTCGGGGTTACTTGGGTATTGGTCGCCACGATTGCGCGCGCTGTGCGGCTTCTCAGGGCGTTGTTAAAGGGTGCGCACGGCCACGGTGGAACGTTGGCGGCTGATCGGCCTTTTGTCGTGGCTGTGCGGCTTTGTGTCATCGCGCGATATTGCCGGCGGCGGTGTACGTTGCCGGATCGGCGGCGGGACAATTGAAACCAAACAAAGAGCCGGCTAGCAGTGCCTCGCGTTGCGGCGCGGTCACGCCTAACGCCAGATTGATCGAGGCGATGATAGCGGCGGCGGTCTGCTTGTCGTCGGCGAGTGTTACAAGCCAATAGCCGGCGCAACCGTTGCGAACTATTGCAACGGCGCGCGAATCGGCGAGCAGCGGCACGGCGGCCGCCGGCGGCATGCCGGCGGCCGGGCTGCCATTGTTGCTGGCGGCCGTCATCGGTAGGACTTCGGCAGCATGGCTTTCAATTCGGCTTTGATGCGCTTGGCTTCAGTGCCGCGCCAGTGCTGCGCGTTGCCGAGGAAATAGATCACGATACTTGTGGCGGTGTCGCAGCCGTACTTGTCGGACATGCTGCCAAGCTGCGACATGGCATCGAGATACGGCGCGGCCGCGTAATTGATATTCGGGCGGCCGTCCTTTGTGCGCCAGTTGTTGCGAATGTCGCGCGCGATCTCATGCAAGGCGCGCGGCTCCGCGCCGGGTTCCCAAGTCACCGATTTAATGGCGGGATGATTCATGGCAATTAACTCCAATCAAGGGCCGGCGAGGATCGCCAGCCATTGCGGCCATTATCCGGGATTCTCGGACAGATCGCCACAAGTATCGACACGGCGGCGCGTTTCGGCGGCACCCTGGCGCATGCCGGCGGCACTCGATGACGGCCGGCGGCATCACCTGGCACTTGATGACAACGGGCGGCGCGGCATCGGAGCGGCCGCGATCTATCGTCCTACACTCAGACCGGGAAGATCGGCCACGCGATCACGGCGGCCGGGCTGGCCGGCGGCACTCGATACGGTCAAACGTATAGCCGGCGGCCGTTGCGATCAGCGCGCGCCGGCCATTGAGCAGCGGCGGCCGAGATTATGTTAAGACGATCAAAAAAGAGTCTCATGCTCACTGAATAGGACGAAAGAGTGATGAAGGGGCTGCGCGAGCTAGCGTTCAGTACCTACCCCTAAATCAGAGAACCACAGTTTTCATATTGTCGATTTTTACCAAGATTCTCGGACACTTTTCACCCCGTATGTACCTGTATTTCAAAAAATTTTTGTAATTTTTTCCCACACGGTCCATCACTTCTTGGTGGAGGTTTTTCATGTCGCAACCCGGTATCACGCCTGACTCAGGCATGCGGAAAAAGCCACGAACGCGGAAGATCTCAATGCGTTCTGCGGTGCATCACATAGCGGGGCCGGAACAGGATTACCCGGTGTACCGTTTCAGTGGTCGTCATTTCTTTGAGCGTCCGAAGCACAATCCGTTTGCAGGCCTGTAGGTCACATGGCGAAAGCACCTAAGCCCGGCTTCGCGTTGAATCATGGCGGCAAGAAGCGCGTCAAGAACACCAGGCGCAAGCCCGGCAAGGTTGGACTCGTTGCTGAAGGCGAGAACATGACCAAGCTGCGTTGGCAGACGGTGATCGAGCAGACTGCCAATGGAGCTACGCCGCGAGAGGCTGCTAAGAAGGCGAACATCAGCATCCGAACGGTTGATGCTTTTCTTATTTCGAACATATCGGCCACGGTGCAACTGCGTGATGCGCGGTTGTTGTGGAACAGGCGCGACTGGTCGATGGATCGGATTGATGATGTGTTGGAGCAGATCGCGATTGGCAAGACGATACGCCAGGCGTTCAGAAGTTGCGGCATTGACGACAAGCATCTTGGGACGTTGTATCGGATTTTGTTGAAGGACAAGGCGATCCGGAAGTTGTACGACGAGGCTCGCGAGTTGCAGGCCGAGAGTTACAGCGATGACATCATCGACATTGCTGACAGCCGCGAGTTTGACCGGGACGAGGACGGCAAGATCAATCACGAAGTCATCAACCGCGACCGATTGCGGGTTGATGCAAGGAAATGGTTATCGGGGAAGTGGTCGCCGCGTCGATTTGGGGATACCAAGCACCACATGCACGAAGGCGACATCAACATCAACCACGCGGCGATACTGTCGGGCGGTCGTAAGCGGCTCGAAGCGTTGAACGCCAAGCGCAAGGGCGAAACAATCGACAGCGAAACACAAGAAGTAGTCATCATTAACGAGTAACGAGGAATCATCATGTCAGTAATAGATTTGAAGCAACTATCACAACCGTTTGTCGGGACAGTCGCCGAATTTCAGGACGCATTGTTCCCGGTTCGCACGACCGCGCAGTTGGCGGCCGTTGGCAACGAGATCAACACGCTCGACAAGTTTGCTGGTCGCATGGTGTTTGACAGCACGAAAGGCCAGCCGGTTTGGGCTGATGCTGGATTGGCCGCGAGTACGTGGTCGCTATCGACAGGTGTTGTTGCGTCCTCACCGATCTAGCACATGAAATCGGTTGCCCTACAGATTGAAGAATTCGAGGCGATGCCTGAGCAGGAGTATGGCCCACCGGAATTCGTACAGTGGACAGAGGGTGAGCCGTTAAGCGAGCAGGAATTTGAATCGCAATTAGTCCACGACATTGACCAGTTTTATGATGACCCGCTCGGCTACGTGATGTATGCGTTTCCGTGGGGCGAGAAAGGAAGTGAGCTAGAAGAACATGATGGCCCTGACAAATGGCAAGCAGAACAGATGGATCGGGTGCGCGCCAACATACGCCGAGATCCTGAAGGAACTATCCGTGAGGCAATCGCTTCCGGTCACGGTATCGGCAAGTCTGCTGAAGTCGCATGGATCATTATGTGGGCCATGTCCACTCGACCTCACCTCAACGGAGTCATCACTGCTAATACAACGACTCAGCTAAACACTAAAACGTGGCGAGAGCTTGCACTCTGGCACAAGCGCGCTGCCAATCGGCACTGGTTCAAATGGACTGCGACCAAGTTTTTCCATGTAGAGCATCCGGAGACTTGGTTCTGTTCGGCAACGCCGAATACCGAACACAACTCAGAGGCGTTCGCCGGGCTGCATGGTACGCACGTTCTCATTATTTACGACGAGGCGTCAGCCATCGCCGACGCGATCTACGAAGTGTCTGAAGGCGCTATGACAGATCCGCGAGCCATGCACTTTTGCTACGGCAACCCGACGCGAAACACCGGCAAGTTCCGCAACATGTTCGTCAACGATCCACGTTGGGTTGTTCACCAGATTGACAGTCGCGATTGCAAGATGACCAACAAGAAAGAGCTTGCCGAACAGATCGCGGTTTATGGAGAGGACAGTGACTTTTGCAGAGTTCGAATCAAGGGTCAATTTCCACGCGCAGGCAGCATGCAGTTCATCAGTAGCGAAGTCTGCGACATCGCCATGCTCGCCGAAATGCCCTATGAGGCGTTCTTCCAACTCCCCATCGTCCTCGGTGTTGATGTGGCCCGATTCGGCGAAGATAAATCGGTTATATGTGTTCGGCAGGGCCGCAAGATCATCGAGTTAATCAAGTTCCGTGAAATCGATACCATGCATTTGTCAGCAAAAGTCGTGACCGCCATTCGTAAATACCAACCGGCCGCCACCTTCGTAGATGTCGTCGGCGTTGGTGCCGGCGTTGTAGATCGACTCCGGATGTTGGGCCACGACATCATCGAAGTGAACGCCGGCATGAAGCCTGACGACAAGGAAACGTACTGGAACAAGCGGTGCGAAATGTGGGATCGGATGCGAATTATGATGGCCGAGGGCATGGACATCCCGAACGACGCGGATCTGCGCAATGCGCTGATCGGCATCGAGTACGGCTTCAACGACAAAGAGCAGATGCGCCTTGAGCGCAAGCAGGACATGAAGAAGCGCGGCCTAGACTCACCAGACGAAGGTGACGCGATCGCGTACACGTTCGCCGAACACATCGGCGATATGAATCACAACTACTTCGAGCCAGATGATGCGTTCGAACCGGATTCGATAGCAGCATAGGAGATTTATTGTGGGAAATTTAAGAAAAGCACAGATGGCACACTTGGACTTTGAGTACGAGTTGGTCGGAGCGTCGGCAACTGCGCAGGTTTTAGGCTCTGCTGGCGATGCAGGCGACGTATTGCATGCCGTAGTCGTCAAAGCGAACACCGGAACGATCACCGTTCTCGACGGTGCAGTGGTGATCCTTGTGATCCCGGCGGCTGCGGCCGTTGGCACTCGTTACGTGCTTAACGCGAAATGCGTGACGAACTGGAACATCACAACCCCGGCATCGACGGAAGCTATCTGCATGGGCAGATTCACCTAATGAGAAAGCTGGCACAGCCACGGTACTACGAAGTCGGGGATCTGAAAAAGGTGGTCTGCACCACGCAGCGCGCCGGCTCGAACTCGATGGCCGAGGCGTTGCGGCCGGCTTACTCTGACAGCCCGGCCAACCTGATTACGGTCGCCGAGGCACTTGCCAGGCGCTCGCAGGGATGGCCGGTGCTGTTGTGGGTACGAGATCCGTTCGAGAAGTTTGCCAGCGCCCACGGTATTTTTGGCAGGCGCACATCGCTGGCGACGTTCATCACCAGAGCGGGACGCGAGAACGACGCGCATTGGGCATCGCAAGCGCGAACTCACACGCATTCCGGCATATTTTTGCCAACGCGCGTGTATCCGTTCTACAATCTCGCCGCTACATGGGCCGAAGAATTACCCGGCTACCCGTTGAGTCATCTGAATAAGACGAGGCTGCTGCATGACGAACTCCATACATATTCTGATCGAGAACCGTGGGACAGCCTGAAAGGACGAATGAGTGCCAATCAACTTCGTAAGCTAGAAGATCTTTATCACGACGACATTGCCCTGCTTCGGTGGTGCAACGAATATGGCGTACATGAGGTAGCGGCATGACCGTATTGGCCCCATCACAGCGGATTCACCTACTGCCTGGCACTAAGCGCGGCCCTGATACCGTGTGGGCCGACTACAACGAGATTGATGTCGGCGACAACATGGACGAGCGCAAAGCCAAGCTCGAACAGTGGATGGGGATGCGGATCGGCACGGAGTTAATGCACACCTACAACCAGCGTGAATGGAAGGTCATAGTTGATTTGGAGGGCGAACTGCTCATTATTGCCTGTGATTCTATTTGCAATTTCAAGGGTTATCACATCAAGATGCACAAGCGCACGATCGGGGAATTGATCGAGCAGGCTAAGATGGCGGCCGGTGAGATCCTTGAGCGACACAATGTATCGCGGAATAAGCACTTCAATCCCGATCACTTAGAAACGCTGACGCGCGATTCACAAGACAGCGTGATTGCGGTCGATAGCGCACCGGAGGCAGCATGAAATGGTAACGGAAGTCCACCAATCTGAAGTAACTGCACCCTATCGTCGGCTGCCGCAGGATCTTCCGCCTGGCGATTCACCGACGAGTGATCGCTCAGGCTATGGATCGACAATCGATGCCGCCGAGGATGGTGATGTCGATGAAGCGTTAGAGTTCGTGTCATCTGACGATCAGTTAATCGAAACCGCGCGCACGATCTATCGCGCCAGCACCGATTACCTCGATTCGAATATCACGAATCAGTGGGAAACCAACCTCAATCACTTCAACAACGAACACAGCACGACTTCGAAATTCCGCTCCAAAAACTTCAAACGCTCGCGCGTATTCCGGCCGAAAACGCGATCGATGACAAAATCGAGCGAGGCCGCGCTGACCGCAGCGATGTTCTCGACACTCGATGTGCTGGACATACAGGCTGAAGATCAGACGGATCTGGTTCAACTAGCCAGTGCAGCGATCAACAAAGAGATCCTTCAGTACCGCCTCGACCGAAAGGTGAAGTGGTATCAGACCGTGATCGGAGCCTACCAGTCCACTCAGGTGTACGGCCTGTGCATTTCGATGCAGCGATGGGATTACCACGTTGACACTGATGTGATCCCGGCTCAGGACGACAACGGCGAATACATCATCGATGAGGACGGAACCCTGATGGGTTTCGAAATGGATAAGATTCGCAAGGACGATCTCGTCGTTGACCTGATCGCGCCTGAAAACTTCCGCTTCGATCCGATGTGCGACTGGCGAGATCCGTGTGGTACGTCGCCCTACCTGATCTACATGATGCCGATCTATGCAAACGCGGCAATGGAAAACATGGAGAAGATGGATGACAAGACCGGCCAGCCGACATGGCGTAAGTACGCGATGGGAGATCTGCTGGCAACCCGCAAGAAGTGGTACGACCGGACACGCCAAGCGCGTGAAGGGCGACGTAGAATAGACCCGGCTGACGATCAGGCCAGCAGCGCCTATTCTACTTTGTGGGCGCACATGAATATCGTCAAGATCAATGGCGACGACATGATGTACTGGACGATGGGAACTGAACTGATCCTCACAGATCCGGTGAAGCTCACTGATGCCTTCCCGCATTTACGAGAAGGTGAACGTCCATTCGCGGTTGGCTTCAGCACCATCGAGGCCTTCAGGAACTATCCGGCTGGCGACGTTGAGCAGGCAGCAGGGCTGCAAGAAGAAATCAATGTCGTCGCGAACCAGCGACTCGATAACGTGAAGCTGGTTCTCAATAAGCGGTACTACATCCGTCGCGGTAGCCAAGTGGATCTCGATGCGTTAATTCGCAACGTGCCAGGCGGCGGCGTGATGATGAACGATCCCGAAAAGGATGTTCAGACAGTAGATACCCGCGATGTGACCGGATCATCGTATCAGGAGCAAGACCGACTCAGCGTCGAAATGGACGAACTGACCGGCTCTTTCTCGCAGACATCCGTTCAGTCCAACAAAAATCTCAACGAGACAGTCGGCGGCATGGAAGCTATGTCCACCGGTGCTGGTGCCGTCAGGGATTATGGCCTGCGGATCTTCTTCGAGACTTGGGCCGAACCAACGCTGCGGCAACTGGTACGGCTTGAGCAGTTCTACGAAACGGACAAAACGATTCTGTCGCTGGCGGCCAAAAAGATCAGCCTGTATCAGCGATTTGGTATCGACAAGATCACTGACGATTTGCTCATCAACGAACTCACGGTGCGCGTTAATGTCGGAATGGGTAACACCGATCCGCAGAAGCGCGTCGAGAAGCTGATGTACGCAACACAAAATGCTGCGAGCCTGCCTGAAATGGCACCGCGCATGAAATCATCTGAAGTGGCCGACGAGATCTACGGATCGCTCGGCTACAAAGATGCCTCGCGATTCTTCCGCAATGATGACGAGCAGGCAGCCTTCATCGAAGAAAATCCGCCGCCGCCTGATCCGATGATTGAACTCAAGAAAGCCGAACTCGAAAAGAACAGGGAAGATGACAAGATGCGTCACCAGCGCGAAGTGATGAAGCTGGAAATGACGGCGCAACTCGGCTTTGCGAAACTGGCGCTCGATAAGGGCTTGAAGTTGAGTGACATGTACCAGAAGCTCGGCATCGAAAAGATGAAAGATCGTACTACGCGCCAAACGAAGGCGCTCGATAATGTTGTCGCATTGAAAGAACACACGCTCAGGCGTGAAACAGGAGCAGGGGTATGAGCCACAACTTTCTAGTTGTACGAAAAAAGACTTACGTCGATCAGCAATTCGTTGCGGCCGTTGCCAAAGTGCCGGCCACAGATGACCAACCAGCGATCCCGGCCGTGAAAGAAGTGCCGCTCATCGAGCATGACGAAGTTGTTCAGTGCTTCCTTGAGACAGATCACGCTGCGGTTGCGAAGCACCTGGCAGATCCAGACAAGCTGCCCGGCTTCACGTATTACGCGATCGTTTTCGACGACGACTTGAACCCATCGTTCAGAACGGTGCGCGAGAAAGGTCGCAAAAAAGCCCCGGCGAAAGAAATCCTGACCATCGAAGATGACGATGGCAATGAAATCGGTTCAACGGAGATATGACATGCCAAGAATAGGAATTGGAAGTACAGGACGCTCGCCAGCACACGGTCAATCTACCGGCTTACGTGCGCGAGCAGGCGATATGCAGAACCAAGCTGCTGCACAATCTGCTGCTACACCGACAGCGATGCCACCGGTTGCCGGCGGCACTCCCGGCGGCGGTGCAGGCAGTGCCATGAGTAATGCGCAGGGCCAAGCCACTGCACAATCGAACGCATTGAGCCAGCGTAGTGCCATGAGCAACGCGCAGGGTCAGGTTGCGGCTGCCACACCCACGCCGAAGCCAGCCATAGCGCCGCGCCCGGCTGTGAAGCCACGGCCATCGACATCGATGCCACCAATATCGATGCCACCGGTTGCCGGCGGCACCGGCAGAGCAACCAGAGGCGGCCGTAGCAAACCGATGCCACCGGTAGCGCCAGGCGGCGGCGGTCGCGGTCGCGGTATGGGTGGCGGCGGCAGGCCATCAACATCACTATCGAAGCCACCAGTTATGGGTGGTCGTGGCGGCGGCATGAGCGGCGGCGGATACTGACATGGCTGACAAAATCACAAGTGAAGGAAGTGTGTTTCGCGACTATCGCGGCACACTAGGCGCTGTCGAAGATGCACAAGGAGGGCCGCCCGACGAACGCACTCGACGCAGGAACAGAGGCGGAAGCAAAGTGGAGTCGCCACGAACGGGTGTGAGAGATCCCGGCCCGGCCCACGAAGGATCTGAGGGTGAACCGGCCTACGGCGCTCCAATGGACACGCCTAAGCCTAGCGGTGAGAAAAGCGAGAAAGAGAAAGCAGTAAAACCTGATCCGTTGAAGGCGAAAGACGACGACGACGACAACAACGACGAATAGGAGAAGTACATGGCAAACCCGACGATGCCATCGGACTTGGATTTTATAAATGAGCAAGAACGCGAGTATTTCGCTGAAGCAGTTATTGGTGAGGAAGTTCGACAATTTCTTACGTCCAACACTGGACAGTATTTGCATGGCCGCGCGAAGCAGGAGTACGATCGCTGCCGCAACGAAATGTTTGATCTTGATCCTTACACGCCAGAAGGCAAACGGGAGTATTTGAAGTTGAAGGCACAAGCAGCAGCAGCGACACATTTTTTAAGCTGGTGCGTTGACGCGATGACACGCGGCGATCAGGCCGCAGTCATGTTGGAAAACTATAGAGAGGAAGGACAATGAATGATACCGCTACCCATCAGGGCGCGGCTCATGTTGAGCCGCCAAGAGTAACGATCGATCCGGACGTTGATACGTCCAAAGAGATTGTGGTCAACCCCAACCCACGAAATGTGCAGCTTGAAGCAATGGCCGAACGCCAAGAACAAGCTCGAAACGACGAAATTGCAGATGCAATCGCTAGTGATCCCGGTCTTGCACAAACGCAGGCCGCCATCGATGGCGCAATTGTAGCGGCGAATGCCGAAGCCGGCATTACGCACGACGATACACCGTCATACGGACACAATGACGGTGCGGCATCGCGACAACCGATGCACAAAGCAACACCAGACACGCCAGTGGCTTTACCCGCGAACTTAGAGGGTGATCCACTAGCAGATTTCATTGTGATGGACGGCGCTGTGCCAATGGTCAAAGCAAAGGTGAACGGTCAGGAACGTCTGATCCCGCTCTCCGATGCGAAGCGCCAGGTACAGATCGGACTGTCCTCGGAGATCCGCATGCAGAATGCTGCGCAGACCGAGAAGCGACTCGATGAAAGGGACAAAAAGCTATCAGCGGGTGAGTCGGCGCTGGCGGCAAGATTGCGAACAGTACCGACACGCTCGTCAGTATCCGCGCCTTTGCAGGCAGACCTGACGGATGACGTTTTGCTTGAAGAAGCGACGGACATCTTTAACACAGCTTTCTCAGGAACTGAGGAAGATGCTGCGAAGAAACTTGCGAAAACATTGGTCAAAATTCGGGACAGTGCGGTGGCAACACCTACACGACCGATAGACGAAAATGCGATCGCGAACCGGGCAGCGGAGGCTGCATACGGCAGATTGAGTCAAGAATCAAGAAAGAAGGACGTTCAGAAGGGCTATACCAGCTTCAAGACGAACTATCCGGACATCATGGGTGACACGAAACTGTATCGTATGGCCGACGATATGACCGACACGATTGAGCGAGAAAATCCGAACTGGACAATCGCTCAAGTCATGGACGAAGCAGGAAGCCGAACGAGAGAATGGGTGAGAGGTCTTACAGGACAACCGCAGGATACTGGCAAGAAGCCGGCCCCTGCGCCTGGCACTGACAACGCTGCCGTGACGCTCGATCAAACTAATCGTCTTGAACGCAAAACGGGGCTAGTCCGAATGCCTGCGCCAGCGGGGGCTGCAATTCACTCTGAACCGATTGAGGAATCGGAAGGTGAGCAGTCGCCGCACGATGCTTTCATGCAATTGAAAGCGTCGAGGGGGCAACCGGTTTAGCTATGAAATTAACGAGCGAAAATAGGAGGTAATTGTCATGGCTGGACAAGTGTGGCAAACCAACTCTTTGGGCGGCTTTATGTGGTCGGCCAACCTGAGCAGAAAGCTCAGGACTGCTCTGCAACCGATGGTGCGTTTTCGTCAGTTCTGTGATGCCCGTGAGGCATTCGGAAAAGGCAAAGGCGACACCTTCAATTGGAACGTCTATTCAGACGTTGCAACGCAGGGTGGAACGCTGAACGAAACGGATATTATGCCGGAAAGCAATTTCACGATCAGTCAGAGTTCTTTGACTGTGACGGAATACGGCAACTCTGTTCCGTTCTCCAAGAAACTTGATGACCTGTCGGAGCATCCGGTTACTGAGATCATTCATAAGGTCTTGAAAAACGACGCACGTAAGGCACTCGACGCAGCAGCAAATGCGCAGTTTGAACTTACACCGATTCGTGTTGTGGGTAATGCCGGAACTACGATCTCGGTGACAACGAACGGAACGCCGTCAGGCGCACCCGCTCAAGAGTTCTTGGCTGCTCACGCGAAGCTGATCGCCGATGAAATGGCCGAACGTGATATTCCGACGTTCGATGGTACTCACTACATGGCGCTGGCGCGTCCGACGACCTTGAGAGCATTCAAGGACGAGTTGGAAGCGATTCACCAGTACGTCAGCGAAGGCTGGCATGTCATTATGAATGGTGAGAAGGGCCGCTACGAGGGAATTCGCTATTGCGAACAGACCAATATCGCAGCGGAAGGTTGGACGAACTCTGATGGCATATTCTTCTTCGGACAGGATACGGTTGTCGAGGCGTTCTCAATCCAAGAGGAAATTCGCGGTAAGATCCCGACCGATTTTGGTCGATCTCGCGGCGTTGCGTGGTACGCACTGCTCGGTTATGGACTTGTCCACACCGATGCAGCGCAGGCTCGCATCCTCAAATGGGACTCTACTGAGTAGGAGGTTAAAGCTATGTCAAGTTTTTATGATGGCGTTAGTGGACGCCGGGTTTACAACTTCAGTGCAGTCGCGTTGGATACGGCCACCGTTATTGGTCAGATACAAGGCCCACCGGGTAAAGTCGGTCGGGTTGTTGGATTCGAATATGTCGTGACAGTTACGACTACGACGAATCCGACTGTGATCGATATCGATACCGTAGCCGGATTGACAGCACCGTTCTCCACAAGCATTCCAGTCTTGACTGCTCCGTTGGGTGGCTCTGCCACTGCGGCAGAGTTGAAGGCTGGTGCGGAGCTTCCCGCTGATACTGTTGTGCAAATCAACAGTAATGCGGGTGCTGCGGCTGGTGACGGCGATGTTGTTGTAACCGTTCAATGGTACTAAGGGGAATCGCTATGGAAAGTGCAAACAGCACACACGGCGGCTTCAAGGGCGAGTACGTCGCTCCTGCTCATAAGGCATCAACGATCCGTGGATCGTTCATGTCGGATGAGAGTTCAGGTGTGAAGTACGGACTCAGCGAGCGCAAAGACTTCGACTCCGAAGTATCCAGCGACTTCAAGATCACCGAAAGCGTGAACCCGGTAAACGGGAACCCGCGTCAGGCGATTGGCAAGAAGCTCGGTTACGATGTCTCTGAAAAGGGGCATACATTCGATCTCGGATGTTGAAACCAATGGAGGCAGGGGAGCAATCCCCTGCTTTCTTTTTAACCGGAGAAAGAAGATGGGAAAATCACCGATGCCACAACCGACTTTGATGTCAGATGAAGATCTGATTATCAGTCCAGAAATGGTGGACAAAGATCAAGAGAAGGAGCCGTTCTTGGCCGCTTGTGAGATCGAGGAAGGCTGCTCAGGCGTGAAGAAAATCGACACGCTCTACGAGAACACTTCATGCGATTACGTTGACAATCCGCGTGAAGGCTCAACCCCGGCACCTAAGTGCTTGACAGGGCCAATGTACCCTCACAGGAGTTTGTGACATGGCAGGCAAGAAAACTGCAAAGAAAAAAGCTGCGAAGAAAGTCGCGAAGAAAGTAGCGGCCCCGGTCGAGCAGAAAGGCGAGGAAGTCGAAGCTGAACCAGCACATGTCGAGGAAGCGTTTATTCAAGTTCGCGGTACTGCTGTAGGCGGCACTCGGATGATGACGCAATCTGAATACGACGCCTACCAGAAACAGTAGTGCCAGGCGGTGACGACCAAGCTCACTAAACTCGTTCGAGTTAGGGGAGGCCCGAAGGGTTTTCGCATGATTCCGCTCGAACAGTTCAAAGACGAGCAACGGGAGAAAAGAGGCAAGATCAAAAAAGGAAAACCGCATCGTGTGGAAAAGATGGAAGCGAAGCGGAAAGCTAAAACGAAACGCAAAGTGAACCGCAAGAAAAAACAGCAGAGGAAGAAGCGACCATGAGCAAAGAATTTGACCCCGACCAGCACTTCGTCAAAATTCGCGGTATGAATGGTATCTACTACGAACAAGACGGCTGCAAATTCAATTCCGGCTGGAAGTACATCGGCAAGCTAAAAGCCGACAAACCAGAGCCGGCCGAAAAGAAAGATGATGCGCGCACAAGCGCCCGTAAGAAGATCGCGAAAAAGCGCGGCAAGAAATCAGAGAAGCCCGGCCTCGATGGCTTCCGCAACAGACAAACACCCGACGCGGTATCCAGTGCAGAAAAGGAGGATGAGGCAGCCCGGCAGGCCGAGGACAACGCATGAGTACCTATCTTGAATTAGTGCAGGATCTTCATATATCGGTTGGCGCTGCTGGTATCGAGCCGCAGGCTGTGACCAATCTATCCGGTGAAGCAGAGCGCCTGGCAGCGTGGGTGAAGCGAGCCGATAACCTGATCCAGATGAAGTGGGCGAACTGGAAGTTTCTACGCAGCACGTTTAGTGACGCCGGTAACAACGCCACAGCAGCGGGTGTTGACAATCTGGCGCAACCGGCGGATCTCGTCTTTTGGGACGAGCAATCTATGATGATTGCTTTGCCCGGCGAAACAGATCTAAATCCTGTTTTCATTAGTGAGTGGGACAAGCGGAAAGGTGACGTTCTGGACACGACTCAAGGGTCGATCGACAACATCATCATCATGCCGGATAACTCGCTTAAATTTGAACCCGTACCCGATGGGATCTACACCATCGAGGCGGATTATTACGTCAGGCCCACCTTGTTGGCGGCCAGCGGTGATATTTCACTGATACCAGTGAGATTTCATCAAGCTATTCTTGGTCGGGCCATGATTCTATATGCAAATTTCGAGAACGCTCCTGAGATCAAAGATCAGGGTGAAGAAATTTACGTCGAGCAACTGGCCCTTTTAGAAAACGATCAGTTGCCGAACCAATTCAACTCACGGTTCAGAACAGGAGCAATGATCGAAGTAATCGCGGAGTGAGTTTGAATGTCTGAAATGTTTCCTCGTCGCGGCGATAGAACTCGACGCGGTAGAAATACAACTCGAACGCAATACTATGCGTTGGCCGGCGGATTGGATATTGTGTCGCCGGCGCTTACGCTCGATCCCGGCCGCGCGCTCGCGATGGTCAACTTCGAGCCGTGGTACGAAGGCGGCTACCGCCGCATTCCCGGTTACGAACGATTCGACGGCCAGCCCAAGCCGTCTGACGCGAGCTACGTTGGCTTTGAATGCACGGACATCACTACACCCCTGCTGGCGATCGGCGACACGGTAACGGGTGATATTAGCGGTACGTCCGGTGAGGTCTGTGGCCTTTGGGATGATTCAGCGGAAGATGCAGCCCTGCAAGTCGGAACTGACTGGATGGGTGTGACAAAGGTCAGCGGCGGCACAGGTGTTTTCAATAACGGCGAAGGCCTCAACGCCGGTGATTACACGGTCAACAACACCCCGGTCGTACTGGCCGCACCGAATGCCGATCAGGAAGAAATCTGGCTACTTGAAGCCGAGGACAACTACCGGGCCGACATTATCGAAGTGCCAGGCGCAGGTCGGGTGCGCGGAGCATGGCAGCGGCAGGCCGACATCTATGCATGGCGAAACAACATTGGCGAAACGGTTGGCGTTATGCACCACTCAAGCGCGGCCGGTTGGGTCACGGCTGGCATTACGATGGCCGATTACATTCGCTTTGAAAATGCAGAATTGGCCGGCGAAACCATTGGCGAGGGTGCCACGATAACCGGTGGATCTAGCGGTGCGACTGCGGAGATCCATCGAGTAGTTCTGAACGGCGGCTCGGTCGCGTGGGATGGCTCAGGTGAAGGCTATTACGTTCTGATAAACGTAGTCGGTGGGCCGTTCACAAATGGCGAACAACTCGAATCGCCTGCTTTGACGCGCCTCTCCGATGCTGTTGGTGCGAACGTAACATTTGCATTTTCCCCTAATGGCATATACCGATTTCATAATCACAATTTCTTCGGCGGATCTGGCACGTACCGGACGTATGGCTGCAACGGCATCGATCCCGGCTTCGAGATCGATGAGAACATGATCGTGTCGCCGATCCTGATGCCGACGAACCCACTTACGACTCTGCCTGGCTCTGGCATTGCACCGACGAATACGCCATTTCTTGTCGAAGAACACCGCAATCATTTGTTCTTCATGTTCCCCGGTGGATCTCTGCAACATTCGATTCCCGGCGTACCGATGAACTGGCAGGCGTTCCTCGGAGCCGGTGAGTTCGGCCTCGGCGACGAAGGTACGTCGCTCAACAGCGTCGTGGGTAACGCACTGATCGTTTCGACTACGCGCGAGACACGCGGCCTGTTCGGAACGGGTGTGATCGATTGGGAACTCAGACTCATTGCGGAGCAGTCCGGATCTCTGCTGTATGGATCTAAAAAGATCGACACTGTGTATTCGCTCGATGATCTTGGCATCACTTCAGTCGCCCGATCCGATCAGTTCGGTGATTTCATATCGGCAACCGTGTCTCAGCAAGTGCAACCGATCCTAATCGCGGCACGAAAGAATTTTAATGACTCAACGATCGTGCGCGAGTCGAACCAGTTCCGAATGTATTTCACCGACAACAGTTGTCTGGTGATGTACGTCACGGCCGGTTCGCAGGCTGAAACCCAAGTCCGAAGGAGAACAGCGAAAACTCCTGCGGAGTTCGGTTTTCTGTCCTATGACATCCCGGTGAAAAGCATCTACAACACCGACGACGAAAACGGCAAAGAGCGCACGTATTTCTGCACCAATGATGTGACGAATGAAGGCTTCGTGTTCGAGGATCAGATCGGCAAGAATTTCGATGGCGACGAGATAGCGTCATATATACGAACGGCATTCAATCAGGTTGGATCGCCTTCACGCCGCAAGAAGTTCCGGCGTGTGGATCTCGAACTGAACACACCGGGGCAACTGACACTTTCATTCCAGAGCGATCTTTCCTACAGCGCATTGGAGTCATCGAGCAGTGTTGATAATCTCGATCAGATAGCAAACATTCCGACGATTGACATCGTAGGCGGCGGTGGTTTTTGGGACATCGACAATTGGGACGAATTTCAGTGGGACGGTCAAGCACTTACAACCGCGCGAGCGGAACTACGCGGCACTGGTGAGAACATCAGCTTTCTGATCTTCAACGAGACAGCTTTTTCAGATCCGTGGGTGATGCAGGGAATCACGTTGCACTATGATATGCGGAGGCTACAGCGGTGACAGTCACCAACCAATACTACGAATTTGATCCTGACTTCGATCCCGGCTCGAAGGTCAGATCTGATGCCGTCAATTTGCAGTTTCAGGCAATCCAGAATGCGTTCGACTTTATGCCTGACAGCAACGAAGCGATCACAACGGACACATCGATCTTCGCACCGGAGAGCGGCAGCGGTAACGCTTATGTCGTGACGATGCCCGACACGCGCCTGGCTAATGCAGATGGCGATGGCGTTCGATTCTTTGCGACTCACGCGAACACCGGTGCGGCCACGATCGATGTCGATGGAATTGGCGCAGTTGCGCTCACCAATTGGGATGGTTCTGCGTTCGTGCCAATGCCAGATTTGTACTGGCCGCAACGCTCGATGCAAATCTGAATCGAGGTTACGCATCCGAGTGGGCGATCACGCCTGAAGATACGCTTGTCTCGGTCGCGGCCGGCGGCGATGGCGTGAGCGATTACTCAGCGTTGCATTGGGCTGCAAAATCAGCGTCCACAGCGGGTGCTGTTCTAATTTCCGGTACGCCTGTCAATAACCAGATTGCAATTTGGACGGCTGACGACACGATCGAAGGCGACCCTGATGTAACTTGGAATGGAACCACTTTCATCGTTCAAGAAAGCGGTTTCGTACTACGGCGGTCATGCAACGCTTGGGGTGGACTACAGCGACGAGTTCGTAATGACTTTCTCGGCAGGCGTAGCTGCATTCGTGATAGCTGGCGGCCGTGAAGTACGATTTACCGATGCCACTTTCGCTGATTCTTTCTCGATGCAGCACGATGGCACGTTTTTCAACTTCGGGGCCGTCAACACGACCGGTCTGAGACTCAACGACATTCCTTTGTATTTGGAGGAACGAGCCGCAGCGGCAGGAGATACCGCTACTTTAGGTCAAGTTTGGGTGCGTAACGATGTGCCAAATATCTTGATGTACACGGACGACACTGGCGTCGATTCCGAAGTGGTTATGTTGGAAAGCGGCCTTCATCTGGTTCTGCCGTCAACAAACGATGCGGTTACTCCGACGCTTGCCTTTGGCGACGGTGATTCAGGATTTTTCGAAAACACCGATGACAGCATATATGTCTCCATAGCCGGTTCCGCACTGTATCAAATGAATGCGTTTAATTTCGGCAGCGTAAGTCTGTCGCGAGCAGGATTCCGGAATCAAGCGCCGACAACAACCGTGCCTACTATTCTGCCGAGATCAGGCGACATTGATACAGGTATCGGCGGCAACGCAGTTGATGAAATGAGTTTGATCGCCGGCGGCGTTGAATTCGTTCGATGTGTCGAATCGACTGAAGATTACATGTTGGTTCAGGTTCCAATGTTGATTGGCGAATCAGCAGCAGCGGTCGCAGATATTGCCGCTTACGGTCAGGTTTGGGTACGTGACGATGTGCCGAACACGTTGATGTTCACGGATGATGCTGGCACTGACTTTGCAATTGGCGGCGCTGCGGGAAGGCATCAGTTTGTCGAGCAAGCACTAGACGATACCGTCAACAATACGACCACGTTGATAGATTCAGAACTGCTGCTCACTAACATTCCGATTGGGCGCTACAGCCTGCTTATGGTGGTAAACGCTCGCGATGTGGCAGTCTCCGGTTGTGGCATGAGAACTGACATTTCCACGACCGGCGTTGGCGGCACTAGCGTCTTACGCGGAGCGGTTAAAAACTTCTCCGGATCTGGCGCACCGACGACCGATCTTCAAGGCATATTGCAAGACGTAATGCTGTTTCCGTCACTCTCTACCGGCTCCGGAACCGATCAGATCTACTACACCGGGACGTTAGATGTGACCAGCGGCACTAATTCAATTCAAGTCGAGTTCGCTCAAAGCACGGCACAAGTGGGCGATTTGGATTTTGAGGCGGGGAGCTTCCTTGCTCTCACAAAGCTAGACTGACAAATTAGATGGAGCATTTAAGATGCCATTATTGACTGAAGCAAACGGCGCAGGAGAACCAATGCCGCCAATCGGTGCGTTGCCACCGGTCGTTGGCGTTGTAGATCCGACGCCAACCGCGTTGCCGCCGGTGATAGCGGCAGGGCCAGGCGCAATGGGAATGGTCGGCGGCGGCATGATCGGTATGGGCGGCGGCGGCATGGGCGGCATGATGGGTGGCGGCGGAACTCCACCGGGCGGCGGCGGCGGAACTCCACCGGGCGACGTACCACCGGGCGACGGCGGTGGCGGCGGTGACGGTGGCGGCGGTGGCGGCGGCGGCGGTGGCGGCGGCGGCGGTGGCGGTGGCGGTGTGCCAGGCGATGATCCCCCTGTTGCTGATGATGTCACCGTGCAGGATCTGTATCCAGAAGCGCCTGAAGGTCAGGACTTCGAAACGCCTGATGTTCCGGACGCGACTGGCGCTGATGTTGTGGAAGCAGATGACGCCGTAACCGAGATTGATACGGTTGGCGCTGAAACGGACACTGGCGCTATTGTTGATGACGCCAGCGGGAACATCGAGGATGTGGTTGGCACCGGTGAGCAAACCGATCTGACGCCTGAGCAGCAAGTTGATGCCGAACTGGCGCGCATACTCGCTCAGGATTCACCGTTGCAAGCACAAGCTCGCGCAGACGCGGCGCAGTACGCGAACCAGCGTGGCCTGCAAAACTCATCGATGGCCGCCGGCATGGCGCAGGCGGAACTGGTAAGAACTGCATTGCCAATGGCACAGCAGAACGCACAGCAAGCGGCCGCGCGTGAACTGGCGAATACGGCTGGACGACAGGAAGCGAATCTATTCACGGCCGAAGAACAGACACGACTGGCCGCGCTCGAAGCTGAACTCGGACAAGAGCTTTCGATCTTCAACGCCGATCAATTGAATGAGGCAGAACGGATTTCAGCCGAACTTCGCACGGCGATCGAACAGGGCAACGCGGCAGCATACAACGATGCGGCCTTCGGAGCCGAGGAACGAGAATTCCTCGAAACGCAGGCGTACAACGAACAGATCCTCGACGCGATCACGACGCTCAATGAGCAGTACATGATTGGTGAGCAGCAGATCGACATCGAGCATGTTCGCGGCACGTACAACCAGATCATCAGCACGAACGAAACAGCGGCGACGATTTACGATTCGTATCTGCGAGCTATCGGTTCGATCTTCGATGATCCGGACATGTCGTCCTCTCAGATCGCAGACGGAATCGCGGCGATGGTCGATATGCTTGAAGGATCTCTGCGAATGATTTCCGAAATGAACGGCATTGATTTTGACAGCGACTTCTTACCGGGTGGTGGCAGCGGCGACGGCGGTGCTGGCATGATGGGCGGCGCAATGGGAATGTGATGATACGACCAGCGACATTGGCCGACATGGACGCGATCTTCGAGATTGCATTCATCGAGGCGAGCAAGTACCCGAAGCTGCTACCGGATCGAGAGAAGATCCGCAAGGGCATCAGGACGGCGATCAGTTCGGCGAAACACTTCGCGTGGGTCAGCACGGACGATGGCCGCGTCAACGGTGCGCTGCTGGCGGTGTCAAGTAACAATCTTTGGGCGCAGCGACAGAACTGTATTATTGCGCTCTGGAAGGCGGTCGTGGTCGGTGACGGCCGCAAGATGGTAAAGGAATTTTTGAAATGGGTTGATGCCAGGCGCATCATCCGTGTTGCCGGTATCGTACCGGACAGCGATCACATCGATCCGTTGGTGTGGAAGTTGGCCGAACGACTCGGCTTTCGTAAGTGCGGTGGTGCGTACTTGCTCTACAACTGAAGGTGCAATCATGGGAATTTTTAGCAAGATAGGCGATGCGATTTCAGGTGTCTTTAAGGGCATTCTGAGCATATTTAAGCCGATCCTCGAACCGCTTGGCAAACTGATGAATTCAAGTTTTGGCAAGGCGCTGATGATCGGGCTTTCGATATTTACTCTCGGAACGGCGATGGTCGCCGGTTACACCGCGTTCTCGGCGAACATGGCGACCAATGGCTTTATGACGGCATTCGTTGAAAGTGGCAAAGCGTTCTTGACAACGCTCACTGGTGTTGGTGGCGGCGAAGGCGGTATCTTCGCGCCCAACGAGACAACCGCGAAGGCGATGATGAAAGGAAGTGGCCCGGCTGCCGACGCAACGGCACTCGCGATGGAGCAAGGCGGATCTCCCGGTGTTGCCGGTCAGTCCGGAATTCAAGGAGCCGACAGCGCCCTCGAAGGCAGCGGCGGTTTGTTAAACGAAGCCAACATGTCTGGATCAAGTGCGATGGGGCCACCTGATAGTGGTGCTGCAACAACGGCGTTACGCTCAGATCAAGTGGGTGTCGGCGGTGGCAGCATAATGCCGCCAGAAGCGGGTGATCCTGCAATACAGATGGCTGCAAACGCGAACGCAAATCCGCCTGTTACCGATATGCTCGATGAAGGCACCAACTGGTTGTCCAAAGCTAAAAAAGCAGCCGGTGAAATGTTCGATGAAGGCGGTTTCTTACGCAGCGAAGGCGGCGGTCGAGTTGCTGGTGCGTTGATTTCTGGCGTCGGCAATTACTACACATCGAAAGATCAGCAGGAATTCGATGATCGAATTCGTCGCGACTGGATGAACCCGAACAGTCAAGGCCGGGCAAATATCAGGCAGCAAAGCGCGCGAGTCGGACGGCTTCAAGTTCCGAACGCACAAGACATCGCTCGCGTATCACGTAACACGGCCAAAGAAGGTCAGGGTCGGATGAAATTTGATCGCGCTTACGGCGCGACCGCAGGAGGATAATCATGGGCGCATTAGATCAAGCAGCACAAGCAGGCGGCGGCGCATTAACGCCGGATCTCGCCGCAGCAGCAGCGCAGGCTGGCGCACCACCAGCCGGCGCAGAAGCGGGAGCAGGCGCACCACCGCCTGCCGCTGCGGGGCCAGCACCTTTGCCACAACCGGGGCCAGCAGGCGGCGCACCACCGCCAGGCGCACCGCCACCGGGAGCAGCACCGCCACCGGGAGCAGCAGACATCGGGGCAGAAGCGGGAGCAGGCGCAGAAGGACAACCAGCAGGCGGCGGCGCGAAAGCCGGCCCGGCCGGTGCAATCGAGCCGTATCTGCAAGATGCAACTCCGGAGCAGCAAAAAGAGTATGAGCGCGCGATTCGGGCGATGGCGAAAGTGCTGTACGGCAACGACAAAACGGCGAACTCAATCGTGGATCAAGTCAGGCCTGACGATCTTGTCAGCACGACAGTGAAAGTCACCGCGTTGTTCATCAAGGAACTCGATCGAGCGATCAACATGGATGTCGCGGTTGTTTCTGAAGTGACGCGCGAGTCCGTCGAGCGAATTGCGGAGTTGGCCGAAGCACGGCATCAAACTGAGTACAGCACTCAGGACATGGAGCAAGTTCTCGGTGCTGTATGGGAGTCTGTTCAGTCGATGTGGGGCAACGAAGGCGGCGTCGAGGAATATAACGAAGTTGTTAGCGGTATGGCACCGAACGACTTGGATGCCCTTCAACAGCAGAACCGACAAATTCTGTCTCAAGCAAAGTAGGGGAGCGCAATGGCAAGTTTATTCGGAAGCGTAGCCACTGAAGTCGGCGGTGCGGTCACAGACATCGCAGTAGACAAGCGTGATGATCGTCGGATCGATGAAGAATCGCAACGTGAAATGCAGCTTCAGAAGCAACGTATGCAGCACGATTCCAGTTTGCTGGATAAGCGCATCAAATCGGATGCCACGCGCGCGAAACGTCGAGAAGATTTTGAAGGAACCATGTTCGACCGGGAAACCGAACGCTCCGCTACTCAAGCGACAACCGAGAGCGAACGCGACATAACATCAGCGACAGTCGGCCACACGCGAGTAATGGAAGTCGAAGAACTTCGCTCGCAAACTGATATTGCTAGGGAATACATCAAGCAGTATTACGCGCGCAGTGCGCAGAAAACGTTGTCGGGCAACGGTTGGACTGTCGAGTTCGAACGCGATTCGGTTATTGATCCTTCGCAGCCATCTGGTTTCAGACAAGTAGAATATGTAAACGCGAAAGGGCCGGACGGTCGTGCGTGGAAAATTCAAGGCGCTGATGCATTTTATGGTGGCGAACTGAATCCAGTGGCCCACGATTTTGGTGGCGGTACAGACGCGGTTGGAAAGAAACAAGCAGCCGAAGAAGATTTATATGCTGGCAAATGGACGGCCGAAGATTACTATCGCTCCTTCGGCTACATTCCGTCCGGATACATTTTCGGACAAGTATCTCGCGATGATGCCGGTCTGCAAGATTCAATGCGGCGCGATGGCATTCGTATTCCAGCGTACTTACTCGATACAAGCGATCGCCGCAGATCCGGTGGCGACGACAAAGGCAGAATTGATGATGAGCCACTTGGCGCTGCTGCTGGCGGTAGTTCTGCCAACAGCGCGTCGGCTGAACTGCGCGCGCTCGCCGAAAAGGAAGGCCGAGATCCTACGCCCGACGAAACGGATGCAATTCTTCGGAAGTATCGTGACCGGCAGGGACTGGACGAGTATCCGCCTGGCGTTGAGCCGGGCGACATGGGTTCGCCGTATCAGAGCGACTTTGAAGGCAGCGACGGTACTCCCACTGAATTCGGTCAACGAGTTCTCGATTCAAGTGGCGGCGGCTTGTTAGACGAAGGGGCCGAAGGCGAGTTCGGCCCAACGCCACCGGAGATCCCGCCGGAAGTTATAGAAGTCGGGCCACCGGAAATGATTGAGAAACTTCGCATGGGTGACATCGAGGTAATCGATCCGGAAGAACTCGATCGATTGGTTGCCGAGGCACAAGGCGATTCGCAATCACCGTTTTGGAAATGGTTACAGAAGCGAAGGGTCACAGGCGTCGAGCATATAAATCCGATAGTTCGGTACAGAAGCGGCAAGCCGACGCTCAATGATGAGGATGCTGCTTCAATTGCCAGTTACGTTGAAAAATGGATGTCAGGTGAAGCGCGAGTAGGAAAGAAGCCGGGCGCAGAGTTAAGGCCGAGAACACCGGATGAAATTCGTAGCATGCGTGAGCGGGGAGCGTGGACACCGCCAGAGCTTGAAATCTATCAGGAAGAAGTAGCGCCAACAGAGGTCGAATAGTGGCAACGCCAGAAGAAATTCACGCTACATACGGTACAGATCCGAATTGGCGTGACAAACAAAGTGTGCCGCCAGTTGAGGCTCCTACGGCTGAACTGCCACCGGTCACGGCAGCGCCAGCAGCAGCGCCTGAGCAAGCATCTGATTACGATCAACGGGCCGTTGAACATAACGCCAGAATAGCTGGCATTCACGAAACGTATGGCACAGATCCGGACTGGCGTAGTGCGATAAGAGCGCCGGAAGAAGTACGCGACTACGACACTGGTATCGGCTACGCATTCATGCGCGGCCTAGAACGCATGCGCGCGATGCCGGATGTTGCTCAAGGCGACTACGACGAACTCGCCGAGCATTACGGCAACATGGAACAGTGGCGCATGTCCGACGACGACATCGCCATCTTCGAGGACATGCGCGAGCAGGATGGCTGGTGGAAGAAAGCCGGCATGCTGATGATGAATCC